CTTCGCAGGTGGTATGTCAACTGCAGACGGAGAGGAACTTGGAGTAACCGGTGGTTCAGACTTCCATCAAATGGGATTCACCATCGAAAAAGCAACTGTTACTGCTAAGTCAAGAGCGCTTAAAGCAGAATACAGCTTGGAATTGGCTCAAGACCTTAAAGCAATTCATGGTCTAGACGCTGAGACTGAGTTGGCAAATATTCTGTCAACAGAGATCTTGGCTGAAATTAATAGAGAAGTTATTAGAACTATTAACTCTCAAGCTAAGACAGGCGCACTTCAAGCTAACACTGCTATTAACGGTATCTTCAACGTTCAGACAGACGCCGATGGTAGATGGTCAGTTGAGAAGTTTAAAGGTTTGATTCTTCAAATTGAAAGAGAGTCAAACGTAATTGCTAAAGAGACACGTAGAGGTAAAGGTAACTTTATGATCTGCTCATCTGACGTAGCATCTGCACTAGCCGCAGCTGGCATGCTCGATTACACTCCAGCATTGTCAACTAGCTTGAACGTAGATGACACAGGTAATACTTTTGCCGGTGTAATGAACGGCAGAATGAGAGTCTACATCGACCCGTACGCTTCAGTGGACTACGTAAACGTAGGCTATAAGGGTACAAATCCATACGATGCAGGTGTCTTCTATTGTCCATACGTACCATTGACAATGGTAAGAGCAGTTGGTGAGAACACATTCCAGCCAAAAATCGGGTTTAAAACCAGATATGGAATGGTATCAAACCCATTCGTCGATACAGCTTCTATGTCTGGAAGAGACGGATTAGCTGCTGTTAAAACTAATCAGTACTACAGAATTTTCAGAGTTGATAATATTCTTGGTGCATAATTAGATTTAATGCAAAAAATCACTGGGGTCGGTTCGCCGGCCCCTTTTTTTGCTTACAAACGATATAAATAGATACATGGCGAACCTTACAAAGAATTTTAATTACTTACAACCTACGAATTTTAGGGCAGTAATTGACAGACAGAATTATCCAAATTTAGAGTTTTTTGTTCAAGACTTTACGCACCCCGGTGTAATCATGAATCCAATTGAGATGAGCTACAAGAAGATAGCTTCTGTACCTTTTATTGGTGATAAATTAACATATAACGAATTGTTAATAAATATTATATTAGATGAAGACATGAAGTCATACACTGAAATGCATAACTGGATGAGAAGAGTTCTAGATCAGGATATGACAACTCCGATAGATAGATTTAAAGCTAAAACTGAAAAGCCTCCAGCCGAGTCAGATATAACTTTATCTATTTTATCGAGTCACAACAATCCAATAAAAAGAATTCAATACGTTAACTGCATACCGATAGCTTTAACTGATATACAATTTGCTTCTACACAGGGAGGAGAGTCTTTTATAACATTTGGAGCTTCTTTTAGATTTACTTATTTTAATTTACTTACTAAAAATTCTACAGGACAATTTGTAGATTCATTCGACGTTACTGGAACTGTTGGTTCTTAGAACCTTATATATAATTTAAACATAATGGAAAAAAGATGATTGACTTAAATAAAGTCCACGAGATGTGGCAAAAGGATAGTGTTATCGATAATCACTCGTTAGATGACACTTCTAGAAACACTCCCAAATTACATTCAAAATATCTTCAAATGTGGTCCGAAGCTAAATTGTCTCTTAAGAGAGCAGAATTCGAACAGAAGAAACTTTTAAAAGATAAGTGGCTTTACTATAATGGAAAGATGGATAGGGAAACTTTAGAAGAAAAAGGATGGGAACCAGATCCATTTGATGGATTGAAGATACTAAAAGGCGAAATGGATTACTATTACGATAGCGATCCTGAGATACAAAAATCAGAAGAAAAAATTCAATATTGGAAAACTACTATTGATACATTAACAGAGATAATAGATAATTTAAAATGGCGGCACCAGACTATATCGAACATAATCAAATGGAAACAATTCGAATCCGGAAACTAAATCACGCAACTTTATTTTTAGAATGCGACCGAAGTATAAGCGCAGAACTAAGAGAGTTCTTTTCTTTCTACGTCCCTGGCTACAGGTTTATGCCGGCGTATAAGAATAGAATGTGGGATGGAAAGATTAGACTATACAATCAAATAACTGGAGAACTTCCAGCTGGTCTGTGGCCACAAGTTCTATCTTTTGCTGAAAGCAGAGAATACGAGATAGATATTGAAGAGACTGAATATGGAAGTCCAAACGAAGGTAATCCAGTAAATGCTGATTTTATGATGAAATTTATAGAAGCTTTGAAGTTACCTTTTGAAATAAGAGACTATCAGTTTGATGCCGTGTGTACTGGCATACAAAGAAAAAATTCAATATTGTTATCACCAACTGGTTCAGGTAAGTCTCTTATAATTTATGTTCTTGCGAGATGGTTACTGTGTTCTCTTGAAGAAAAAAAGCAAGATATACTGATCATAGTACCAACTACTTCTTTAGTTGAACAAATGTACAATGACTTTAAAACTTATGGTTATGACGTTGAAAGACACTGTCATAGAATATATTCCGGAAAAGACAAGAATACTTACAAAAGAATAGTTATTAGTACTTGGCAGTCAATATACAAATTTCAAAGAGATTGGTTTGCAAGATTTGGAGCAGTGTTTGGTGACGAGTGCCATGGCTTTAAGTCTAAGTCATTAACAACTATTATGAATAAGTGTACCGAGGCTGGATATAGATTTGGAACCACCGGTACTTTAGATGGAGCACTAACACATGAACTCGTATTACAAGGATTATTCGGTAAAGTATACCGCGTTACCAGCACAAGAGCCTTACAAGATAACGATACGCTCGCTAAGTTACACATTAGAAGAATCGTACTCGAGTACGAAGACAAAACGAGAAAAGAATTTGGAAAGAAAACTTATCAAGAAGAAATAGAACACATAGTGACATATGAGAAAAGAAATAAGTTCATAAGAAATCTAACTCTAGACCTTAAAGGAAATACGTTAGTTTTATATAATTACGTAGAAAAACATGGAAAGCCATTACATAAACTTATAACGGAGAAAGCACATGAAACTCGCAAGGTTTTTTTCGTGTCTGGACAGACTGAAACTTCTGACAGAGAAGCAATTAGAGGTATTGTGGAAAAGCAGAGGAATGCTATTATAGTAGCCTCACTCGGTACGTTTAGTACAGGTATAAATATAAGGAACCTACATAATATCGTATTCGCTTCTCCATCAAAGTCACAGATACGAGTACTACAAAGTATTGGAAGAGGATTAAGGAAAACAGACGATGGTAAAGAAACAACTCTTTACGACATTGTTGACGACATATCTTGGAAGTCTCGCAAGAACTTTGGTATCTTGCATGCAGATGAAAGACTTAGAATATATGGCCGAGAAAAATTTAACCATAAAACTTATAAAGTACAATTATGAAAAATATAAAGCAATTTAAACTTACTAATAACGAAGAAATAGTCTGCGAAGTCTTAGAGTGGGATACTCAAGATGAAATCGCCGATATTCTTATAAGCAAAACTCTTAGAATAGTAACCGTAGAGGACTATGCAAGAGGATATAAGTTTTTTGCCTTTAGACCCTGGCTGTCTTTTACTGAAGATCCAGAGTCTTTACAAACTCTTAATTCATCTCATGTTGTTGTTGCCTCCAATCCTTCGCCCGATCTTTTAAAGCACTACAAAGCTTGTATATACTCGATAAGGGCAGATTTAAAAAATAGCAATAAGAAGAGAAAAGCTTATATCAATACGGATGAAATAGCACACGCAGTCGAAGAACTGACAGAAGAAGAGATGGACCAATTTTTAGCTGAAAAGTACGGCCACATGGTACGTGAGGACGACATTGATCCAGATTCTGATTTAGGCACTAATATTATTCCGTTTAAGCCAAAGGGTACGTTGCATTAAAAAGGTATATTCCTCCCTCCCCATACTACTCTTATATTCTATCATAAAAATGGGCGTTTGTAAACAAGTATTTTCACGTTTGAAAGAAAAAAATAATCATTTACATTTACACTTTTTTGGTGTATAATATATTATGAAAGGTGGTAAAAATGGCACGTAAAAAAAGCATTCATTACGTCAATAATGCTCAGTTTTCGTCGGCTGTTGTCGATTATGTTACTATCGTAGAACAATCCCGTAACGATGGAACCGAAATTCCAAAAGTACCAGACTATATAGCGCAATGTTTCTTAAGAATTGCGGAAGGTTTATCTCATAAATCTAATTTTATTCGTTATACTTATCGCGAAGAAATGGTAATGGATGCGGTAGAAAATTGTTTGAAGGCTATTGGTAACTATAACCTAGAGGCAGCAACAAGAACTGGAAAGCCAAATGCATTTGCATATTTTACGCAGATAACTTGGTACGCGTTTTTAAGACGTATTACAAAAGAAAAGAAACAACAAGAAATCAAACTTAAATATCTTACAAAATCTGGAGTTGAAAACTTTATCGACGTCGATATGTCTCAAGGCGATGTTGGTCAACAAGTAGCAACACACTTTGTTGATACATTAAGAGACAGAATTGAAAGAGTTAGATCTACTGACAGTGAGATTAAAGAACTCGTAAAAGAAGAAAAGAAAAGAAAAAGGACTAAAGTAGCTGATTCAGACTTAAGTGAATTCATGGCATGAAGATAGCAATACTAAATGATACCCATTGTGGTATACGTAACTCATCAGAAATATTCTTAGCAAATGCAGAAGATTTCTACTCAAATATATTTTTTCCGGAATGCGATAAAAGAGATATAAAACAAATATTGCATTTAGGAGATTATTATGATCACAGAAAGTTTATAAACTTTAAAGCACTTAATCATAATAGAAGAGTGTTCTTAGATCAAGTCAGAAAACGTGGTATGTCTATGGATATTATTCCTGGGAATCACGATACTTATTTTAAGAATACTAATGAGCTTAACTCTTTAAAAGAGTGTTTAGGCCATTACATGAACGAAGTCCATATTATTATGGAACCTACTGTCATGAAATATGATTCTTTAAAAATAGGATTGGTACCGTGGATATGTAACGATAACTACGATCAATGCATGACTTTTATTAAAGAATGTCAAGCTGATTGGATTGGCGCTCATCTAGAACTTACAGGATTCGAGATGATGAGAGGTATTACTAACGTTCATGGTATGAATCCAAAGATCTTTAAAAGATTTGAAATGGTTTTATCAGGTCATTTTCATACGTCATCTAGAAAAGATAATATATGGTACTTAGGTAATCCTATGGAATTCTTTTGGAACGACGCACATGATCCAAAGTACTTTCATATTTTAGATACTGAAACTCGTGAGATAGAAAGAATTAGAAATCCTTATACTATCTTTGAAAAAGTATTATATGACGATGAAAAAAATGATTACAGTAATTTTGACGTGACTAAGTTTAATAAAAAGTTTGTAAAAGTTATTGTGATAAATAAGACTGATCCTTTTACTTTCGATAGATTTATCGATAATATTCAAAATCAAGAGATATATGAACTAAAGATTGCTGAAAACTTTAATGAGTTTATGGGAACTAATGTTGAAGAAGAAAACATGAGTTTTGAAGATACAGCAGAAATAGTTGACTCTTACATTGAAGCAGTCGATACAGATCTAGATAAGAATAAAATTAAAGTTCAAATGCGAGAACTTATGACTGAAGCACAGGCAACTGAAATAGCATGATTATATTTAAAACTATTCGTTATAAAAACTTTTTGTCCTCGGGTAATAGCTTTACAGAAATAGAACTTAACAGAAATAAGTCTACACTTGTTGTGGGTCAAAATGGAGCTGGCAAGTCGACTATGTTAGACGCTTTGTCGTTCGCTTTATTTGGTAGGCCTCATAGAAATATCAACAAAAGTAAACTCGTAAATTCTATCAATCAAAAGCAGTGTGTAGTAGAAGTTAAATTTACTATTGGACAATCCAATTTTCATATCATCAGAGGTATAAAACCAACAATCTTTGAGATATGGAAAGACGGCATGATGATTAACCAATCTTCTCATGCCAATGAATATCAAAAGATCCTCGAGTCTAACATCTTGAAACTCAATCATAAGAGTTTCCATCAGGTCGTTGTTCTAGGTTCTTCCTCCTTCATTCCTTTTATGCAACTTAATGCTGGAAATCGTAGGGATGTTATCGAGGATCTTTTAGATATTAACATTTTTTCAAAGATGAATGTTATCTTACGAGAAAAGAATGGCATCTTAAAAGAAAAGATGAAAAAGATTGGTCACGACATAGAGTTAATAAAATCTAAAGTTGATCAACAAACAAAATATATTAGAGACATTACAGCATTAACGGAAGAGAATCGAAAAGAATATGAACATCGGATATCTGGAGCGCAGACTAGCATCGATGAATTACAGGCTAAGAATAGTGAGCTTAGCTTGGGTCTCGACGACGCTATTAAAGAAACCGAAAAAAGGATGGACACTTTACAGGATAGGAGGCAGGGGCTATTACTCAGAAGTCAGGATGCACAGACGAGGATTTCCGACGTCGATACCCGCATCTCTTTTTTCGAAGAGAATGAGACGTGTCCCGTATGCGACCAAGCCTTGGCAGACGGGCATAAACATTCTATACTCAGCCAGTGCCAAGAAGAGAAAGATAGGAATAAAGCAACGCTTAAGTCTATTGGAAAAGAAGGAACGGGCGTGGAAGAGGAGATTACAGAGACCAGCGGCATATTACTATCGCTTCGAGATAAAGTATCTAAACTCTCTGAAAACAACAGGGAGATCTCATCATTACAGCGTAACATAGCTGACTATAGAAAATATTTAGATAAAGATGTTTCTGCTGATTTAAACACAGCAAAGAAAGAACTAACTGATTTAAATCAAAACAAAGAAAATATGTTTGAAGAAAAGCTCATGGTCTCCGAGCAGTTTAACTACAATGGTGTCATAGCGGAAATGTTGAAAGATACCGGAATTAAAACTAAGATTATTAAACAGTATCTACCAGCTATCAACAAGTTAGTCAATCAATATCTACAAGTACTTGACTTTTATGTTCAGTTTGATTTAGATGAAAACTTTCAAGAAACTATTAGATCAAGACACAGAGATGATTTTATATACGAGTCATTTAGTGAAGGTGAAAAGCAAAGGATAGATCTATCGTTATTGTTTACTTGGAGACAGATAGCCAAGATGAAAAACTCAGTGGCTACAAACTTATTAATGCTAGATGAAACGTTTGATTCATCATTAGATCATGATGGTATTGAAAACTTATTGAAGATACTTAATATGCTTGACGATGATACAAACACTTTCATCATATCGCATAAAGGAGACATCTTAGATGGAAAATTCGAGTCGAAAATAGAATTTGTAAAAGATCGTAATTTCTCTAAGATGAAAAATTAAATGTTTACAAACACTAAAAAATATTATATAATATACTATCAAAATGAAACAGGAAAGGTTTGTCATGGAACTAAGTGAAAATACCCTACAAGTTCTTAGGAACTTCTCTGGCATTAATCAAAACATGATGATTAGGTCAGGGACTACTATTAAGACTATTAGCGAAGCTCGAAACGTAGTAGCTCGAGCTGACGTTACAGAAGAATTCGCCAAAGATTTTGGAATCTATGATTTAAATGAATTTATTGGCGTTATTGGACTAGTGAATCAACCTAGTCTAACTTTTGAAGATGAATATGTTGTCGTTGCTGACGCAAGCGGAAGATCTAAAGTAAAGTACTTCTATGCTGCCGAAGAAACTTTAACATCTCCTTCAAAAGATGTTACTATGCCAGAGCCAGATGTCAAGTTTACTTTGGACAACGATACTCTAAATCGTCTAAAGAAAGCCGCTTCTACTCTTGGTCATAATGAAGTATCAATTCAAGCAAAAGATGGTGTACTAAGTTTGTCAGTTGTTGAGAACCAAAACGCTACGTCTAATGCTTATTCAATTGATATTGACGGCGAGTTTAAACAGGACGCTGTTTTTAACTTTATATTGAGCATTTCTAATCTTAAGATTCTCCCTGGTGATTATGATGTAGAGATCTCTTCTAAACTAATTACGCAATTCAAGCATAAAGAAATGCCATTGACATATTGGATTGCGCTTGAAAAATCTTCAACTTACGGAGCATAACGTTATGTCGCAAAATATTGAGCAATTAAAAGACCTTACTAATAAGGCATCTAGAAGTACAGTAGCTGTTATTGATGCTGTTACTCAGAGAGGTGGATTTAAAGGTGAAGAACTATCCACCATTGGAGCACTAAGAGACCAGTGCATTCAAATTATCCAGCTGTCTGAACAGATTCAGCAGGAAGAAGCAATGAAAGATTCTAGTGAACAACCCGCACCAGAAGAAAAATCAAAGGCTTCTGGAAAATAGTTTACGTAATGTGTGAATTTTATTATTATTTGTTATGGAGAATACGTAAATGTCAAAAGACTTTTTATGGGTCGAAAAATATCGGCCAACTAAAATACAAGATTGCATATTAGACGAGTCGCTTAAGCAAACCTTCCTTAAGATAGTAAAAAGTGGCGAATTGCCTAATATGTTACTCACCGGCTCTGCCGGCCTGGGTAAAACAACAGTGGCTCGAGCTCTATGTAATGAGCTCGAGCTAGACTATATCTTGATCAATGGTTCTGAAGAAGGTAACATTGACACCTTAAGAACTAAGATTAAACAATTCGCTTCATCTGTATCGCTACAAGGCGGCCTAAAAGTCGTTATTCTCGATGAAGCTGATTATCTAAATCCACAATCTACTCAACCAGCTCTTCGTGCTTTTATTGAAGAGTTTTCTAATAACTGTAGATTTATTCTTACATGTAATTTTAAGAATCGTATCATCGAGCCATTACATTCTCGATGTGGTGTATATGAATTTAATATTGGTGATAAGGCTACGTTATGTGGTGAGTTTATGACTCGTTGTCAGATGATACTTATCGATGAAGGTATCGTGTGTCATGACAATCAAGTACTCGCTGATATCATTATGAAACACTTTCCTGATTGGAGGCGTGTTCTTAATGAACTTCAAAGGTTTGGTATTGCCAATGGTTCTATAGATAAAAGTATCTTAGTAAATATTTCTGATACCAATTACGATAATCTTTTCACTCATTTGAAAAATAAAGATTTTAAAAAGATGCGTAATTGGGTTGTAAATAATATAGATACAGATGCAAGCGCAATTTTTAGAGCAATTTATGATAGAATGTCTGACAAGGTATCACCTCAGTCTATTCCTCAACTTGTCTTAATCTTAGCCGATTATCAGTACAAAAATGCGTTTGTTGCAGATCACGAACTTAATGTAGTAGCTTGTTTAACGGAGGTAATGTCAGATGTACAATTCAGCTAATCTTACTTTATACACTCAAAATAACTGTGCCTATTGTAATATTATGAAACAAAAACTTCTTGAATGGGGCTTTGAGTATAGAGAAGTTAACTTAAGTTACGACTTAAAAGCTCGAAGTTTTATGAAAGAAATGAAACTAAGAACGGTTCCACAATTGTTTCGTGATCGCACACATCTTAATAAAAATGTTGACACAATAGACTTTACAAAAGAACGACTGTTAGAAGAACTAGACTTTGATAACTATCAAGGTGGAGTTGAGTCTTGGGCGTAAAGAGCGCTGCAATAGTTGGAGCTGGAGTCGCTGGAATTACAACCGCGTATTTCTTAGCTAAAGAAGGATACAAGGTCAG